ACCTCTCTGAATCTGATGCTCGAAAGGAGTGTCACTGAAGGAGAACCTTTCATGCCTGGCTTTGCCCGTTCCCGAATACGTGAGCGCGATGTTGGACGGCATTTTCATAGTACCTTCGTCCTTGACGGGACTCCGGTAACTTATGATTTCCCTTCTAACATCGTTCCTCCTACACGTCATGAGTTTATCAATGACGTTGTCGGAAGTCGCGGGACTATTAACCCCGTTGAACACGTAGTCCTGGAAAGCTCGTTGAGCATTCCAGCTGTAACATTCCGAGAGGTCCATAACTATCTCATTCAAATGTTGACTGAGCCGGTTATGATTAACCTAGTCAAATGTTACACGGATTATGGCATGATCCCTGACCCCGCTGCTTCGCATGCACAACAATGGGCTTATGACGCCTATACGGCGTTTACCCAACAGATCCCACAGAAATTGCTTTTGGCAAATTTTCTGTTCGAACTGAAGGACATCAAGGGTTTATTACCCAAGATTGAGAAGTCCATTAGTCGCACTGCGTCTTCTAACTTCTTGGCGTTCGAGTTTGGGATTCTTCCCACTATCTCGGATCTCAAGGCATTGTTTGCTATGACCGAAATGGTCACTAAGAGGCTTAAACACCTCCGTGATTCATACGGTAAGCAAGTGGACCTGGTGTTTCAGAGAACGATACCTCCTTTGGCATCGAATCCTGATATATCAGTTCCTTTCTTGGGTTCCTTTGAAGGGCCCAGCTATGTAGTTAGAAGATTGTCGTATCAAGGTAAATTCCGAATTTTCGGAAAATTAGTCCAGAAGTTGGACATCCCTGATACTTCATTCGCAACAGCGAAAGCCTTTGCTGCGGCTGCAGGATTTAATAATCCCGCGGCGATCGTGTGGGAAGCAATTCCCTACTCGTTCGTCATTGACTGGTTTTTCCATGTCAGTAGCCTCATAGATACACTGAACATCCAGCCCTTCGGGGGTGAATGGGACGTAAGCCGTGTAGGATACTCGATTAAAGACGAGTTCCTCTACGCGGTGTATCTAGACTTAGGTAGTAACGCAGGACACCAACAAGTGTACTGCGGCACTATTTTCGTCAAAAGGTTTGTCAGGAAGCAAGGTTTCCCGATGAGTAGTCTGTTGTTAACAGACGGCTCATTGTCTCCGACTCAGCAGGTGCTTGCTTTGGCGTTGTTAGAACAACGACGCTAACACAATGCGCAGTGCTGCTAGCCATAGAAGTCTTTTCTTTCACAAGGTGATGAGATTAGACTCCTATTTCTGCGAGGTGCACAGATGCTTGCAAACGACCTAACGCTCGATAAGGCTGACGGTTCTGACGTGATTTTCCGACTTGTCTCAAGTGACTCGTCTGGATCACGTAGGATTGATATCGGGTCCAGTCTTGCCCTTCCCAGTACGCTCGTAATACGGCATACTGTGAGTGGTAAAGCTCCTGGTCTCGTTACCGATCGCCATCTTATTCAAGTGAATAAGACTGTCGCCGCCTCTGTCGGTGTTGCCACGGTGAACGCCAACTTTACGTTGTCCGTTCCTCGTGACGTAGCCATTACCAGTGCGATTATCCATGATGTGGTTTCCCACCTTGTGGACTTTCTCACTGATTTGACTACTACCGGCTTGGCCACTACGGCCAATATCGATGCGGTGTTGAGGGGCGAATCGTGAGATTCGCTCAACGACACTTGTGCGGTATTTGGCTGCTCTGCAGTTCTCTGTCTTGCGACAGTCGATTGTAGAGTAGTCAGGTCGTTAAAGTTCGCACGCAGGCGTCTTGCCTTGGATGGATTACCCTGAAAGGGGAACCATGAAAAGCCAAGATGACATTTATGTCAACCTGCATGAGCAGCTGATTCGTCGCGACACTCTCGAACTGTCTTCATCAGATAAGCTTTCCCTCGATAGGGACATCAAGACCTTGCGGTCTCGGTGCTCCTCCGAGGGGCTCGCCTTCGTGACCAAAACTCTACCCAAATTGGGTAGGGCACTTGATCATGCGTTGGTGAGTGGCCGGTTCACACCCATTCGTGAGTTTAAATGCACGAAAGGATGGAGTAGGCCCGAATTTCTTCGGGTGTACTTCAACCGGGTCTTCAATGAAGACGGTTTTCTCCTGGACACAGCCTCCCCAGATGATGTAAAACATCTGAGGCAGATACTGTGGTTTGCGTATAAGCTTGAGCGTCCCTATTCCGAGTCTGACAAGGCTCGAGTAATCGAAACCTTCGAAAGAACGGACAAAGAACTCAAGCTCTCTGATGATCCTCTGGCCAGTGACTTATTAGTCTTGGCCAAGATTATCACGAGGAAGGTCTTCCATGATTTCGATCATAAAGACATTCATCCGCAGCATGGACCAGGAGCTGTGGCTACTGGTGAACGGAATGAAGGTAAGTGGGTTTTCGCCCGCCTCTTCAACTCTATTCACCAAGTATATCCCTACTACGACTATTATGTCGTTGGAGGGTGCAGGGAACTATCAGATCGATTGGACTGGTACAAAGGTTTGCAACGCCTCGAAAGTGGCAGCGCAAAAGTTGTACTTGTTCCAAAAGACTCTCGTGGTCCGAGGCTTATCTCTTGCGAACCGTTGGAATACCAATGGATTCAGCAAGGGCTTGGCCGAAAGTTGGCTCGGTTCTTGGAATACGGTTCGCCGTATACACGAGGCCGTGTCAACTTTACCGATCAAGAGATCAATGGTAAGCTTGCTGAAACTAGCTCTGCTAGTCAACAGTTTGCTACCCTTGATCTCAAAGATGCGTCGGACAGGGTCTCACTCGAGCTCGTCAGAAGTTGTTTTGCAACTACTCCTGACCTTCTTCGAGCATTAGAGGCCTGTCGCACGACTTCGACGAGGCTTCCTAATGGAAGCTTTATCACCCTTAATAAGTTCGCTCCGATGGGCTCAGCTTTATGCTTTCCCGTTGAAGCGTTCATCTTTTGGGTAGTTATCGTCGCAGCGATAGTTCGTGCTCTAAAATTGCCACTAGAGCGAGTGGGTAAGTTCGTCTATGTGTATGGGGATGATATTCTTGTCCCCACGGCATGGGCTGAACTTAGCATACAAGGTCTCGAAGCGGTTGGCTTAATTGTCAACCGAGACAAGTCTTGTATCACGGGATATTTTCGCGAAAGCTGTGGCGTTGATGCCTTTAAAGGCGTTAACGTTACACCTTCCCGCTTACATACTCCGTGGACGGATCGACCCTCCGATGGTGCCTGTCTAGCGTCTTACGTTGCCCTAGCGAACGATTTATCGTCGAAAGGATACGTGAACGCGAGTGACTACTTATGGCGGAGACTTGAACGGCAGTATGGGAAAATTCCCTACGGCACAATTCATGCTTCCTATCCGTGTAGAGTCATCCAATCCCCGGCTCATGCTCAATCTCTTAATAGAGATTTACATCGCTGGAGATGGAACAAGCGATACCAACGAATCGAGTACTTTCTACCTAGCCTTTCATCTAGGCGAAGAAAAATTGTACTCGATGGTTGGCCACGGCTGATGAGAGATATTATCTCTCCACCAGTCGGGGACCCATCGGTCATCGTTTTGCCCCGTTCGATGAAAATCAAACGAGGATGGGCGGGCGTGGCGTAAGCCACGGCTTCGTTAAGAG